TTAAATCATTTTAACTTGCAATAAAATTACAATGTCTGTCTTAGTGTTTGATTTAGATTTTCCCGTCAAGAAGCCTTTCGGCAAGAATGAAAAACCTGTTTCACCCTCCGTTAATTTGTTTTCAGCCAGTCCGCCTAAAACCACAATATCACCACTTTTAAGCGTAACATCAGTAACAATATCGCGTTTAATCAGTGTTGGCGATTGATTTACGCCCGTATCCGTCTTCACAAAATTAGAAAGTTGTTGATTGATTTTTAAGTCTATCGCATTACTTTTAATCGTTGGTTGTATATCAAAGATCACACCAGAAGAACGATATTCAATCGATTGAATAGGTCTGCCGTCCTGATAGGTAACATTTGATAAAACAGGCACATCAGAACCTACTGAAAAATTCCCCTTTGAGCCTGATTTTACACGCAACGTTGGGCTACTAACGACTTGAAAGCGTTCATCAGTGCGAAATAACTCAATCATTGCATCCAAATTCCCTGCATTAACCGTAATAAAATTTTCATAGTTTTGTTTGTAACCAATGTTGATACCCAGTTTTCCCGATAGCAATTTTGCCAATAAATTAATTCCGCTTCCTTCTTTGGCAATGTCCTGCACTTCAAAAACATAACCCGTTACAACGACTTCACGGCTTGGCGTATCAACCGATTTTAAAACTGATTTAATTCTTGCAATATCTTCCGCTGTTCCATAATAAACGAGTTTATCACCACTTGCCGAGACTTGCCCCTCTCCTTGTAAAAACTGCGCAAGATATTCTGTATCACGATGAACAGGATTATAAACAAAACTGTGTTTGATAATTTTTGGCGGTTTTGGCTCAATATGCGCAAGGTAAACTACGCCATTTTTCTCATAGGTTTTGATATTCATATTTTCAAAATAGCGTGTAATAAACTGATTAAAATCTTGGTCTTCCTTGGTATGAAAGCTGATTAACCGTGTATCTGCTGCTAATTTTGGATCAAGCATATAAGGCTTTTCTAAAACTTCATCATAGATCATTCCTACCGCTTTCGGTAACGGTACGGCTTCAAGCTTAAAATCAACATTTTTTGCCTGCGCCACACCAAACAAAAAACAGGAAAAAAAACATAAAATGTTACGTTGTAATTTCATTGTTTTACTCCAGAATAATAATTAACCCGTTGATTATCAATAATGCCTTCCAACATTCGCCCCGTAAAATTAAAGTTAGAACGTGGTTCTAACCGTAAATTACCTTGGTTATCAGCCAAAATCACAAAGGCTTTTCCTGATTTTTGTAACTCCCCTGTTATGCGCCATTGCGTTGATAACGGTAAAGTTACTTGAAGTTGTGGCTGATTATTTAATGGAATCGCTTCAATTTCCTTATTTTCGCTTAATGTCTGTTCAACTTTTGGCGTATCCTGTTCAGGTGGCGTAAAAAAGCTAATGAGCTTATATAACGAAAACCCGACAATCAATACGGCAAACACGGCAAAATATTTAATACTGGATTTATTCAGCGCGTTTTGCCGTTTATCTGTGACTAATTCCCGTCCATTATCGGTTTCATAGCTTTTATAAAGCGGAAAAATAGCCTTATCATACTTTTCTTGATAACTTGCCGTCTTTGCGGTTTTCCAACATTTATTACCCGAAAACACATCAACCCGATAACGACTTTTTAACCCTGCGGCAACCAATTTTGTCATTTTGAATGTCGTTTCAATTCGCTCCACAAGCTCTCTTTGTAAATTGGTTAAATCCTGATTCAATATGACAAAATCACAAGAAATGCCGTTACTATCCGTAAAATGTCGGTGTTCTGATAAAAATGAAAAGTGGTTATCATTGATTTTTTCTTTCTTTGGAAAAAATCGCCACGCTTCATCAATAATGATTAAATCTCCTGCTTTACAAAAGGTTTCCATATTATTATCTATTGCGTTCTTGTAAGGGTAAAAATCCACACCTAAGCATAAATCATTATCGACAACAACCAATTCACCTAAGTTATCAGGCGATAATTTTTTATCTTTTGATAAACAATATTCTTCTATTAATTGTTTGTTTAATCCGTAAATATTTGAAACAACCCGACGGCCCGAAGCAATGGCAGGAATGATGACCGATTTCACCACTTCATAAGATTTTCCGTGATCGGGTAAACCCACATAAGCCGAAATAGCCATAATGCCCCCTAGCCAATAATCGGTAAACGGCGAATAATAAAACGCGCCAACATAGCAGAAATAACCAATGTTATTCCTGTTGGAATTTGCAATATTGATAGAAAATACCAAATAGAATCAGGTAAACCACTAAATAACGCATTTAAATTTGGTATCTCTTTTGGCAAAAATAACTCAATCACCACGGGAATAAATTCCGTTGTAATAAAGAAAAGTGAGAAAAAAACAAAAAATTTTGCAACAATACCTTTAAAAGCAAACCCAAGAAAACCACTAAATAAACGTAAAATTAAGCTACCCATTGTTATTCCTTATGCACTCAATAAAATTCTTAATGCGACAATTCCCCAAATAAGCAGCATCAAGGAAGTAATCACGGCTTTATTTTGCTCTACATATTGGCAATGCTTATCTAATCGAACATCAATATTTAAATAATCAATATGCCCTTCCCACGTTGGACACTGCACAGCACGATCGGCTAAATGAAAATTCTTGAGCTGCGGAAAAAACTGATTAAATGGCTCTAAAATTTGCATTGCGGTAGGTGCTTCAAGTTCAGGATATTCAGGCTCCCCTTCAGCGTCATCATCATCCTTATCAGGTCGTATATTAGGTGATGGATTAGGTAATGGTTTAGGAGAGGACATTGGAAAATCTATTTGATTTCCTTTACCTGCTTTAGTAAAAAGATCTGCATAAGTAGGAGTAATGCCAAGCTTATTTAAAACCTGTTGTACTTCAGCTGCTGTAATTGGATATGATGAGGCAAATGGAATGCCTGAATAATCAGGTTGCATCGCTGCTGACATTAATAATGCGTTATATAACTGTGCCAATTGTGTCGCTGTTAAAGGAGTAGTATAGAGATTTAAATCTAATTCACTAATTGAACCTAATTCTTTTTCTTTTAATGCCGTTGATGTATCACCAGTAAAATCATTATTAATTTCAATTGTAATAGATTTTGAATCTGTTCTTGTAAACTCCTCATAATCTGATGGCTTAGGTTGATTGAAAGAATAAATAGTGTTCGTTCCTGTGTTTCCTTCTAAAACAGGATTAAAATTTGAAGATAAAGATTTATAAGTCCATGTATTACGTACATCTGCGTAAATGGTATTCCCAATTACTTTATGTCTTAGATATTTATTTTCTACAATTGTTTGAGATTCTAGATAACTATATTTACTACCTTCAATGCTTATCTCTGTATATTTATCCTCACTTTTAACACTATAATCTTCTTGAACACCATATTCTGATAATAGCGAAATTGAATTTGATTGAGCATATTCCCCTGTTTTTAACTCGTAATAATATTTATAGTGATTATCTAATAGCAAGTGCGGGATTCGCATACACCTGATAAGGGAAATACAAAATATTAAGAATCAAACTTAAAATAATTAATCGTTTAATCCAATTACCACAACCCAACCGCATATTACACCCAGTAGAAAATAAGCTAAATCCCATAACATACGAAATCCAAAGAAAAAAGGGGATATCAATCCCCTTATTATTATTTTCCAAATAGCCCCAAAATAAAGCGAATGCCCATTTTTGCAATACGTGGCCCAATTAATACACCGCCTGCTGCGATAATTCCAGCAATCACCGTTGAAAAATCAACTTGATTAAGCATACCAGAAACATCGATTTGTACTTTTTGTGCCGATTCACTACCAGCAAAAGCGCCAACGGAAGATCCCAAAGCTACAGCAGCAATGAGATATTTTTTTAAATCTGACATAAGAAACTCCTTATATTGAGTTAAAATGATGTGCTTATTTAAAAATTGCTATCACTGTCCCTACAGATTTAGCGATTAAGTAAAAAATAAGCACAATACCAAATGAAAAGCCAAAACTATCAGTATGATGAATAAAATCACCAACTGAAAAGCCTTGATTTTCATTTCCTGAAAGTGCCACGGATTGAAGTTTTACTGCCTCTATCTTTGGCACTTTCAAAATCACATCATTACAACCATCTCCACCGAAATTCATATAAGGGTGACAAAACTTAGTTGTAATTTCTATTTCATCGCTCATTGTTTTAATTCTTCAATAAGCGAACTTTCATCAAAATTATAAGTAATACCTTTACGACCATTTTCCATAGCCCATTCACGAGGATAAACAAGCACCATTACCGTCTTATCCTTTAAGCGATTAATCGTATTTCTTAACGCATCATTCATAGAGCGATCATCAATCTTAATTTCTTGAATTGATGTGTTATAACCGCCATAACCATCAGGCTCTTGTAATTGAACCCCCATGTTATGACGATCTTTTACTTCTCCAGTCTCTCGATTAGTAAAAGATGAAGATTTATACCCTTTTAAAATACCTACAATATAAAATCCGGTACGCATAATTAATTTCTCCTAATTGATGATGAAAAAACTTATTTATTAAACAACAAAACGTAACTGAGGAGCGTTGCTTGGAAATTGATAAAAATCAGGGGCTTTAAATGGTCTTACAATGATATTTTCACAAGATATAACTCGAACAGCCTGAAATTTCTCAATATCACATGGAGTTGCAATATCAATTCCGATTTTTCTAAGATTTGCTCGATGACGCTTGAATGTTGCGGAAGACAAATTACTCAAATCTTCACCTGAAGACCAACGCATAGCATAAAAAGCTGATGTGTTAGCTTTTCTTAAAGAATCAACAACTCCATTTGATACTAATTGCTCTGCTATGGTTTCTAATTTAATTTCGCTAACATTTAATTTTTTATACATATCAATAAATCCTTGATGTATTGTTTCTAGCTTAGAAAAATCACTGATACCCCAATAACATAAATTTTCACGCTGTAAATATCTTGATTTTAATTTCTGCTCAAAACGTACTACGCCATTTTCTTTACAATATTCATAAACATTTTTGTAATATCTAAACTCTTGTGATTCTTCACCAAATTTACGCTTAATCTTGTCATAAGAATGAACTTGCATTTCTTCGTGTTTTATATAACAACTTGGATAAATTAAATTGGCATTTCCTTTTTCACTAAGCCAATCCGTGGTGCAACCATTTGTATGAAGTCTGCCAATAGAATTTCTATAACGCATCTGTGATAAGGCTTTTAGAAATGTACGCTCATTACCCTTACCAACAGCTTTATTAGTAGTAATATCTAAACGTTTAATGATTGCGCCATTAGAAAATTTTGAGACCTTAGAACCATCTTCTCCTTGGCGATAAAAAATTTCAGTGCAGCGAGTAAAGATTGGTAATTTAAGAGAGGAAAGAATTGAATTAAAACAGGAAACGCAGCTATCTACAGTATCAAAACCAAAAACATTTTCTACTCGCCCCCATCTACTTGGATTGCCAGCCATACGAATAACTGAACCTGAAATTTTTAAACTTACTTCGTCGCAATAACTGCCCTTATGATGATAGGTCCCAGTCTTAATACCACTTTGCATTTCCCCAGTATCTAAATGAATTCCCACTAAACCAAAATCAAAAATAGAAAGTAAGACTTCATTAGGAATATCAATTCCAAAGTCTTGTTCTATTTCTAACCAGTCAATAAAGAAATTCATTACACACGCTCACAGTATCACAAGTGATAATAAAATAAATCAAAAATCATTTGTGAGCAAGTGAAATGTATCACAATGAAAAAAATATTTTTGTGAGCTATGATATAGAATCACAGATGCATTATTTGAGTGAATAAAAGTATGAATAAACGAAAAAATCTAGGTGTTCCTGCCGAAACACATATGAGAATTGAAAGAGTGGCAGTTGAGATCACAGCTAAAACGGGTAAAGTGACTAAATGGACTGACGTTGTTAACTTTATGATAGAAAACTATCTTAATGAAGCAAAGCTAGATATGATAGGAAAACTTGCCCCAAATTCTAAAGAAGCTTTTATTTCAAAGGCCATATATAGAGAAAAAGAATAAATATAAAAAAGTATCAAGTTTGATACCAAAGTTCGGGTGTTACAGAACTCCCGAACTTTTTTGTGCGTTTTGTAACTACCAGAGGTTTTATACAGAAACAAAAAAGCAAGGTTGAAACCTTGCTTTTTTGTATATTAAGTAGCACTTATGGCAGCTTACGCCCGATTAAAGTTCGCATTAAGGCAGCGAAGCACCACTTTAAGTAAGCACTTTCGGTAGCTAATCACCTAAATTAAGTAAGCATTTTACGGCAGCTAATCGCCTAAATTTTTGTTCAGGTAATCTCCTAAACCAAGCCTATTGTAAAGTTCTATCTTAAATTCTTCAATAGTTAAATCTCCCTCAATCCATTTCTCTGAAAGTTCAATAAAGTTTTCAGGCGGCTTATGTCCAGCCAAACGATTATTATCCAGAGCAAACTGTACTGATTTTCGTCTACTTATCTTTTCTTCTTCACTAATCATTTGATTTCCAAAGCTGCCTTATCCAGCCATTCAGCATACATCAGTAAAACACCATCAAGTTCTTTAATGCCTTGATTATAATCATATTCATATATCCAATTTTCATTAGAATTAATCTCTCTAATATCTATGAATTTATGTTTTAATTCAGATACTTTTTTCATGTCCAATTGAATATCTTCTTTAGTGAATGGAATGTCTAAATTTTCTGAAAAATCATCATAATTCAATGATAATTGAAACAAGGTATTCCATCCACTCTTTGCAATAGATACCAATCTATGTTTTTCTCTCGTTAAGTAATCTACTCCGCTATCATAGATAGCAACGATAGGGTCATAAAAATCTTCACTACTACTCATAAATTTATCTTATTTTTCGTCTATAAAATTGCCTTGGTGCCATAGGGCTAAAAGCCTTAATAAATTCATCTTTATCTATTGGTACGGTGGAATTCTTTAACTCTTTTAAAAATGCGGCCAAATGTTCGCAAAGGTCAAAACGCGCTTGAGTTTCTTCGGGCGTATAAAATCGTTTTGTATCAAATCTGATCTCTATCGTATCTAACGTGCAATAAACCCTATAATCATCAGCCTTTAGTAACCTAACAGCGTTTAGAAAGTGTATAGGCGTTATATCTTTCAATGTAATATTTGCCATAAACCTAATAACTTGAATTTCGCATAATAGCGGATTATGTGTAAATTCTTGCGCGGTGCTGCGCCATTATACCGCGCTTCAAATTGTAACATAATCCGAAAATCATTATGCGAAATTAGTTATCAGGTTAGCGAAAACTACGGATTAAATAAATCACATAGTTATACACAAGTCACAGGTACTAGTAAAACAAGACAAAACAAGGCTGAATAACACGTTGTAACGCGTTATTTTATCGTTTTATTGAATGGTTGAATTGGAATGTCAAGGAAATGTAAAGATGATTAACGCATTTTTCATCGCGTTTCGTGCGTAGTTTTATATCGCTATTGTTTCTGCAGGAGCGAGTTATTTTCATCACTCGCTTAAAATTAACCACGCGCAAAAATTAAAAATGCCCGAATAACGTCGAGCATTGTTTACTGGGCTGCAAGCCTTCGCCTTGCATTTTTGGCAAGCCAAAAATAAATTACATAAAACTATAGTGCTGATGCATCATTTTTAGCCTTATCTTCTTTTTCTTTTACGCTACGTTTTTTGTAGTTATCAATCAGTTCACTACGAACATAATCTAAATTAACTTCAAAATTTCCCAAGTGGGGCGCATTTAGTGTAATTTCACTCTTACCATCTTTAAATTTAGCAAATTGGTCACCTACAAATGGTCTCTCTTTTCGTACTAATTTATACTTATTATTTAGCACGCCATAAATGCGTGAAAACGTTTCATGATTCATTGGGTTAGATTCATGTAAAGTTGATAATACACCCACAAGAACACCCTGCTTATCAAAAATAACAAGTGTTGATTTTAAACCCTCAAAATCAATCTCTTTACGATCAATATAGTATTGATTACCATCACTATAACGATTAGTGCCATCTTGAGTTAAGGTATACATTTCTTTTACCTCTTGCTCAGTTGTTTTCCCTAATTCCATTTTAAAAACTGTTGGATCTGCAAAGACTGGAAGACTCAATGCAGTTAATAACGGTAAAACAAATTTTTTCATAATTAATCTCCAATAAAATAGCTGTTCAACGATATAACTCAT